TTGTGAATCGCTTAACTATAGTCATTGTTAACTCCTTTACATTGTGTTATTAAATCAAATGAGAGCTTTATGCATTTATCCATCAGTAGTTTACAGAGACTTTCGCTCCTTGCAAATGGTGACCCCCCATGTTAGGGGTCAGCAGTCGACACGCTACATTACTAACTCTCATTTTAACATTTACTTGTGTTATTGACCAAGTTACTATAAATATTTGTAATATAATAGAGAAATATAACAGGTTATAGCGCGGTAATAATGGCTACCAATATAATTGACAACCTACCCGATACACCCATTTATGGGTACTACGACAACCCTTTATAGTCGCCAAGAGCTACGACTGTGCCTGCTATACTTCTCATTGTATAAGTGTCTGGTATACTGTGCACATAATATGAATAGAATACCCTCAAGCCCCCTCTCGTGCTGAAAGGGGGCTCATAGTACTACGAGTGTTGGTTAATTGATGTCTTCAATGAGACCCAACTCATCGTCGGTGAACTCAAATTGTTCATCCTTACTGTAGGTCGCTATGGATACCAATGCGAGCTCCTTTTGAGCCTCAAGGGACTTAGCTTTGAGAGTGGATTCACTCATACGAAGTGAGAAGCTAGAGTCGAGGCTCCAAGTGATTGAGTAGGTGCCGTCACCTAGGTCGGCTACAAATACGTCATACTTACAAGGGTTAGGGTTACCGTTAGGGTCACCAAAGTCATGAATGATAATCATGTTGAACTCCTTTACTTAATGGTTAATAACAGAAAAATGGATTTCGACAATCCATCTCTGATATATTTAAGGCAAATATAGCTGCGTTTCAAAATCCTGTAATTTTTCCAAATGTCACTTGGGTATACTTGATATTATAGTCATTCTCTCTACGCGCGTGCGTATTATATATTTATATATAGTGTTAATGATTAATGTACACTATGGGTGGTATGGGTGGAGTTTAAGAGGAGGGAAAGGAGGGGGTAGATTTAAATATGCCTTGATTCTAAAATGTTTTATATAGTAAGCTTAGGCATTATGCAAAAAGATATAGAAATCCTTAGCAAGTTAAATGCCGAAGATCAAGTATCAATATTAGAGATTATATCTAGGAGCACATCTGATCTCAGCCCAATAGAGATAGATGATGCAGTATACCAAATACCGTCTGCAGTGCATAACTTAATAGATAATTTAGCTTTGCAAATTAAAGAATTGTCTACTTTAGATGGTGACATAACAAACCCAAACTAAGTGGATTATCGTAAAATAAAAGGAGTTAAACATTATGTATTCGATGACATACAAGACTTCGAGAGCTTCTTCACTGACAAAGACAAAAGACCAAATATAAGTTTTGATTGGCGTACAGCTGATGAAGGTGACTGGGTATTAGCTGATGATGGCGGAGTTATACAGTTACTTAAAAAGTCAAATATTAAACATCCAAACGACAGAAGAAACTATAAATATTGTGAAAATTATGTTCGCACTGTTGTTGGCTCTTTCTTATGCTTACATAAAACGTATATGGACACTGATTTCTCACAGCACAATAACAGGTACACGTTCTCGAAGTCTATTAAGTCATCTAATACTAATTTTTACAAGAGAGATAAAACTACTAAGAAAGAAAAAGTATTTGCAACGAATGTTGCGGTTGGCATGGGTGCCGTTAAAAGCTATATGGATGCGTTCACTGAGGAAAATTCGTACAAAGCTGGGAAGAAAGCGGCGATATTACTAAGACAGGAGAGAGTTATGAAAGAAGTCGAAAAGTCAGTAGTAGATGTAGCAAAATCAATGGGTGTCGACCATGAGTATGTATTAACTAAATTAAAGTGTTTAGTAGATAGCTCTATGGAAGATAATATTGTATTGAATGCTGTAAAAGAATTAGGTAAAGCAATTGGTACTATAGGAAGTAATACTATTAAGCAGAAAGAAACTGGTATAATAGGACTGTTTCAAGGTTTTGAGCCTGACCAATTAGAGTTAGCTAAAAGACCTGAGCTTGTTGAATCAATCGAAGAAGGAGAATAATATGTTATGTCCCCATTGTGCATCAATGCACACTAAGATACATGGGTATCGTCGTAATACAGATAATGACTTAATGCAGCGTCATTTGTGTCGTAAATGTAATCACACTTTTACAATACCGTATGAAACACAAGTAGAAGATAAAGATACTGAAGAATCTGTGCGGGTCAAGTCAGGTGGTTTGTTAACGTTTGAGTATAATGGTAAAATAAGGATACATGGAATAACTGATGTTCATGTAGGAGCTAACGAGCATGACCATGAAAAACTAAAGGAGGCTATAAAAGAGATAAAGAAAGATAAGTTTGCCAGGTGGTTTGGTAATGGTGACTTAATAGAATGTATACCTCCAAACTATCATATCCCCCAGCGTGGTCAAAGTATGTCTCCTGATGATCAGTATGAAGAGTTTTTAAAGTTGTTCAGACCTATAGCGGATAAGTGTTTGTTTGTTCGTGGTGGTAATCACGATTATTTAAGAAGTGCAAGAGTTCTTGATTTTGATATATCGAGAGGAATAGCTAATGCTTTACAAGTTCCTTATTACGAATTGCCTGGGTATACATCAATTGTAACATCTGGCAGGACTTGGAATCTTGTTAGTGGTCATGGTAATAGCGGAGCAAAGAACGGTGATCTGGAGTTAGATAGGATGGCTGCTGTTTATAGTGATGGTGATGTATTCTTTTTAGGTCATAACCACCAGTTATATGCTAAGCCTATAGATTCTATAGCTATATATGATAATGAAGAAACTTTACATAGAAGGTGGTATGTAAGAGGAGGTAGCTTCCTGCGCTACGCTGACTATGCGCGATATTCTATGTTTCAGATTGTTAGGACAGGATGGGTGACAATTGAATTTGATGAGAATGGGATTGAGTGTTGGGTAAACTAATGGCGAAGCGTAAACAAACAGTCTCAAAGCATGATCTTATAAGAGCTATTAGGGTGTTAAGTGGAAGAGTTACTTATATAGATAATATGATGATGTCGCTTAGTGAGATGTTTAAAGGATATGTAGATTTTATGGATAATGAAGATGAGTATATGAAATTCATGGAAGAAAGAAATATCGAAGAAAATGGCGAAAAAGAATAGACATATAAACTTATTTAAAGATAAGGCTAAGAAGCAACCGTCAGAAGAAAGTTCATAAGTGAACATTAATACGCAGAATATAAGCGAAGTTGAAGAAGCGTTATTAATGTCTAGTAAAGACTTAATATCTTTTGGCAAGCTTTTCTTACCTGAAGATTTTACACGCAGTGAGACTCCTCCATTTCATTATGAAATATCTGATGTTATAGATAATAGAGAAATAAAGCAATCTGCTATTATTGTTCCACGTGGTCATGGCAAGACTATATTGACAAAAGCTTCTATTTTAAAAGATTTTCTTTTTTGCCCGAGTGATGATTTTTATTTCTATGCTTGGGTATCTGCAACACAGAAACTTTCAGTAGGTAATATGGATTATATAAAACATCATCTTGATTATAATGACAGGATACGTTATTATTTCGGTGATACAAGAGGCGGAAAATGGACGGAAGAGGATATAGAATTAAAAAATGGATGTAAGTTAATAAGTAAATCAAATGTAGCTGGTATTCGTGGTGGCGCTAAATTACATAAAAGATATGATTTAATTGTACTAGATGATTTTGAACATGAAGCAAATACAATCACAAGGGACGCAAGGGATAAGAATGCGAATCTTGTTACTGCCGTTGTTTATCCCGCACTTGAGCCTCATACTGGTAGGTTGCGTGTTAATGGCACTCCCGTACATTATGATTCCTTTATTAACAACCTTCTTACACAGCATGCAAAAGCTAAAAAAGATGGGGATGATTTTGCTTGGGAGATAGTTACGTATAAAGCATTGCAACCTGACGGAGCCCCGCTTTGGGCATCATTTTTCCCTGCTTCTAAATTAGAAGAGAAGAAGAAGTTTTATATGGACTCTGGACAGCCTCATAAGTTCTTTCAAGAATATATGATGGAAGTAATGAGTGAGGAAGATGCTGTATGGACAAGAAATCATTTAAAGTATTATGATGGCTATTATAAACATGAAGATGGTATCAATTATATAGTAAAAGATGGTAACCTTGTTCCAGTTAATGTATTTATTGGATGTGATCCTGCTACTGATATAGATACTAAACATTCTGACTTCAGTGTTATCATGGCTATTGCTGTCGATATAAACAATGAGTTGTATGTGTTAGAGTATGAAAGGCACAGGAGTATTCCTACAGTTGGTTCAAAAGATTCCGATGGCAATATTTTAGGTCGCACTGGTGTTGTTGATTATATTATATCTATGTATAATAAATATAACTGTTCTTCAGCTACTGTAGAAGATGTAGCTATGAACAGAAGTATATTCCAAGCGTTGAATGACGAAAGGCGTAGATTAAATAGGTTTGATATAGCTGTAATACCACAGAAACCAGGAGGCCAACACAAAAGAAATAGGATTTATAGTGGTTTAAGCGGTAGATTTAGTATGGGTACTGTACATATTAGAAAAAATATGTTTGATTTAATCAACGAAATTGTTACATTCGGACCTAAAATGGCTCATGATGATACCATTGAGACCTTATATTATGCACAATTGCACGCTTTTCCTCCCAATATGAGGAAGAATAAGGATAAAAAGGGTTGGTATAAGCCTAAAAGAAAAGCAAAAAGCTGGATTGTTGCTTAGTATATGAACGGACCTTTAGATAATACAAGTTTTGTTACAAGTCCTAGTTTAAGTTTAAGGACTATGAGCAAATTGAATGCTCTTGACGGCAGTTATCAGCCGAAGTCGACAATGTGGAGTGGTGTTACAAAGAATATTTATCCTCAGGGTAAAATGAAAAACAAGCAGTCTAGGAATGCTTTAGCGGTTGCAAAGTCTATGTATAATTTACTTGGACTTGGTTATTCTCCAAGTAAAAATGTAATAGAACCGTTTCGTAAAGGTAGTTTTAATATACCATTCAAAGGCGGCTCGTCTTTGTACGGTAGTTATAATAAAAGACGTAGAAACGGTGGTTATGACTGGAAACTTAGAGTTAGCGTACCAATCGGTAGGTAAATGCCTCATCCTAAAAAAAGAGAAAGAGTGAGTTTCATGTCAATGATGGATGATATGCTTACTATTGATAATCCAATTGCAGATCGTGCCCCTGTATTTGGAAGCGAGCATACTTTAAGTGTTGATGCTAAAAATGCGATTGAAGATGCTGTTAACACGTGGCTTAAAGAAGTCGGAGGGACAGTTGAAAGCACAGGTTTTCTTAATACTGTCACTTCTGGATTTAGAACGATGGATGAACAACAAGAATTATATGATGCGTGGACTTCTTGGAAAGACACTGGAGTAGGAAAAAAACCTCCAGAAGCTACTGAACCATCAAAGTCTCTACATCCAAAAGGGACAGCTATTGATTTAGGTCAGTCTGATTTTAGAGGTTGGTTTAGAAAGCATGGCGAAGAATTTGGATGGTATGGTAAGAAATATAGTGGAACAAAACATCACTTTGAGTATAAAGGTAAGAAAGGTAGTGGAGGTAAATAATGCCAAGAAAAAGTAATAAAAAGAAGGCTGAGGCAGTTAGAGAGTTATGGAATAAGGCATCTACAGGCGAGAGAAGTAGATGGCGTAGTATAAATCAGCGTGGTTATGATTTTTATCTAAATGATCAGTTAACGTCTAGAGAGCGTGACGATTTACAAGAAGCTGGTATGCCTGATTTTATTATTAATAGAATCACACCAGCTATAGAGATAATGAAGTTTTTTGTTACTGCTAATAATCCTCGGTGGCAGGCTGTTGGAAGTGATGGTTCTGATGTAGATATTGCAGCTGTTCATGCTGATGTAGCTTCATATTGTTGGTATATATCAAATGGTAAGTCATTGTTTTCACAAGTAGTTCAAGATGCATTTACAAAAGGTATCGGATATATGATGGTTGATGTAGATGCTGATAAAGACAGGGGAATGGGCGAAGTAGTATTTAAAAGAATAGAGCCATTTGATGTTTATGTAGACCCAATGAGTCGTGACTTTTTATTTAGAGATGCTTCTTATATAATGGTTAAAAAGGATTTACCTAAGCATCATCTTTCTAGTATACTCCCTGAATATAAAAAGAAAATAAGAAGTGCTAGCGGTACTGTAAATACAGTTGGTTCATACACTGAAAGAGATATTGTTGAATCTGATAGTATACAAGCAGACGATGTTCTTTCAGTTGCATATAAGCCAACAGGTGAAGATGATGATATGATTGATTTTTACGAGATGTACTCTAAAGAAAAATTACCATATTATAATTTATTTATTAAAGTTCCTCCATCACCAGAAGAGATGGAAATGATAAATGGTAAAGTACAGGAAAGAATGGATACGATATCTAAAGAGATGATGGTGGCAGCTGAGGAGAAAGAATTATCCATTACTATGGCTTTACAGCGTGGTGAAATTATTGAATCAAGAGCGCAATTAGAAATTGAGAAACTTGCAAAAGAAACACAGTCAGCTATTGAATCAGAAAGAGCTGCTATCGAAGCTCAGGTTACAGAAGAAGTTTCCAAAGTAGAAAATAGAGTAGTAAGTGAAGATGAATATAAATTACTTATTAAGAATAAAGAGTTTTTAAGTACTCTTGTTGATTTTGTTCAGTATTATGATACTAGAGTAAAAGTTACTTGTGTTGCTGGTGATGTTTTGTTATATGAATATTATTTATCTAATACTGAGTATCCTATAATACCATTTCCGTATACATACACAGGGACTCCATATCCAATGAGTGCGGTTACTCCTCTTGTAGGTAAGCAACAAGAAATTAATAAATCTCATCAGATTATGCTACATAATGCTAATTTAAGTTCTAACTTAAGGTGGTTATATGAAGAAGGCTCTGTACCTGAAGAGGAATGGGAAAAGTATTCTTCAGCTCCAGGGGCTTTATTAAAATACAGGCCAGGGTTTACACCTCCAGTACCTGTACAACCGTTAGGTCTTAATCAAGCATTTTTTACTATTACACAGCAGGGTAAACAAGATATTGAATATATTTCAGGTGTTCCTGGTACATTACAAGGAGTAGAATCTGAGAAGACTGAAACTTATCGAGGAATGCTTGCTATGGATGAGTATGGTACTCGTAGAATTAAAGCTTGGATGCAGACTATAATGGAACCAGCTTTAGAACATTTAGGTAAAGTATTTACAGAAACAGCTCAAAGTACATATACAGTTCATAAAGTATTTAGAATAGTGCAACCTGAGGCTGGTGGATTTGAAGATAGGTCAGTTGAGATTAATGTACCAGTTTATAATGATTTTGGTAATGTTGTAAGTAGATGGAATGATTACGCATCCAGTAAGTTTGATGTAAGATATGTAGGTGGTTCTACTATGCCTATTAATAGGTGGGCATTAATGGAAGAGTATTTTAGATGGTTCCAGTCTGGATTGATTGACGATATAGCAATGTTGGCAGAAACTGATATTAGAAATAAAGAACAGATTATAAAAAGAAAAAGTATATATGCTCAGTTGAAACAGCAAGTGGAACAGTTGGCTGAACAGTTGAAAGATAGAGATGGAACTATTGATACTTTATCAAGACAAGTTGTACAAGCTGGTATTAAAGATAAGATAGGTACTGCTGGTAATGAAGTACGGAAAGATGTATTAGAGACTGAAGCACAACAAAAGTTTTTACGATCTTTAGTCAAAGAAGAGAGTAAAAGAAGTAGAGAAAAACCTGTTGAAAGATAAGAATAAAACGCAGTAAATTAATGGAGGTATATTATGGCACTGCACAATGAGCAAAACGACAACCTATTCGAAGGTGATGATTCACTGGACAGTGGCCTCGGGACTCAAGACTCTGATAACTTTTTTGAAGAGCTAGACAAACAGGTGAATAGTGTCGTACTTGAAAAAGAAGCTGGGGAGCCCGTCCAGCGAAACATCGCAACGGCTGAAAACAGCCCCCGAGAAGAAAAAATGCAAGAACAGCAAGAACGAGGGCATGATTACGAGAAGAGGTACGCAGATTCAAGTAGAGAAGCTAAGAAGTTGAAAGGTAGGCTGAACCAACTTGAACCTTACGCACCTATTTTGGATGATATGAGAGAAGACCCTAATTTAATATCACATATTAAGGGATATTATGAGGGTGGTGGTTCAACACCAGGAAATCTCAAGGAACAATTAGGATTAGGCGAAGAGTTCGTCTTTGACTATGATGAAGCTATTGATGATCCATCTTCCGATTCAAGCAAACTATTGAACGCTACTATTGATGGAGTTGTTCAAAAAAGGCTTGGAGAGTTCGCTAGTCAATCAAAAGAAGACAACCAACGTGTAACAGCGGAACAGAGTTTTCGTAGTAAGCATAATATGAGTGATGATGATTTTAAAGAAGTTGTGGATTTTGCACAATCTCGACCTCTCACTTATGATGATGTTTACTTTTTGATGAATAGAGGCAAAAAAGAGGATAAAATAGCTCAGAATACTAAAGGTGAGATGATGCAGCAAATGAAGAAAGTTCGTGAAAAACCTTCTTCAGCAGCGGCAACAGGCTCAGGTGATAGTGGTTCCGAAAGGTCGAGTGACGATGTGGTGTTTGAAACTCTTCTTGGATTTGATTCTGAATTAGAAAAAGCTTTTAGTATTCACTAAAAGCGTAAACGTTTAACTTAAAGGTAATAAAATGGCTGATGTATTTAGTTTAGGTACTGTTTCAGATGTGGCAACATGGTCTGATGGTACTTCAAAAGATACTGGTGATCTTAGACGAAGATACAATTTTGGGGATAGAGTTTCTGAGTTAGCAATTTCTCAAGACCCTTTCTTTAGATTTGTATCTAAGGTTGCCAAAAAGCCAACGGATGACCCTGAATTTAAATTCACTGAACGCCGTCCGTCATACCATAAAAGGTATGCATATGTAACTGGATGGATTGAAAGTGACAACACACAAGTTGTTGGTGGCTCAGGCGGAGATGCGGATTTAACCGCATACAACGATGGAGCTGTCCCAACTTCAATGTCTACTGGAGATACTGTCAAGTTATACATGGCGACAGACTATGAATCGGCTGGAAATATCCAGAATGTTTATGGTCAATCAAGCGGTGCAATCGCAGTTGGAGCTTCTGGAACAAGACCTACTTTTTTCCTTCCGGGGCAATTAGTAAAAGTTCCTTTATCAATTGCTGATGGTGGTGGCTCTGTAGGCGATCACTTGATTGCTAAGATTGATGCAGTTACAGATAGTTTAACTAAAGATAGTCGGGAATGTGTACAGATTGACTGTACTGTTACAAGAGTTCCAACTGTTTCTGGTGCAAACTACATAGCTGGATGGACTAGTGATGATGTTGATGTTCAAGTCTATGACGAAGCAATTCATTCTTCTTTAGAAGGAGAAAGAACTTACGTTATAGGCAGTGCTCATTCTCAAGGTTCTGGATACCCAGAAACTTGGAAAGATCAACCTTTCTCAACTGGATTTGGACTTACTCAGATTTGGAAAACTTCAATGGCAATGGATAACACAACTCGTGCTACCGTGCTGAAGTATGAACCAAATGAGTTTGCACGAATTTGGCGTGAAAAGTTGATTGAGCATAAGTGGGATATTGAAACATCATTATTGTTTGGTTCTCAAGCGTCTGTGGATAGTGTTCAGTACACTCAAGGTGCTGTCGATTTCGCTCTAAGTTATGGAAACATTTTCTCATGGAGTACAACTAAATCACAAGATGATTTTCTTGACGATATGAGTAATTTTCTTGACCCTCGTTATAACAATGCTAATGCTACTCTGTTTATGTGTTCAACTCAAGTTTATAATTGGTTGCATAAGCTAGATGGATATTTTCTAGCTAACATGAAGAAAACAGACTTAGGCTCCGCAAACAGTTTTTACGGACGGTCTGAGATGAGTATTGGTAACAAGAAGAGAGTCTTTGGTGTTGATATTACACAGATTTATACTCCTTATGGAGTTATGAATGTGGCTCGTAATGTCCATCTCGATGGAACACACGTTGATATACTTGCAGTAAATATGAGACATTGTAAATATCGACCATTGGTCGGTAATGGATTGAATCGTGATACAGCAATATATGTTGGTGTTCAGACACTAGAGAATAGTGGTGTTGACCGTAGAGTCGACCTTATTCAAACCGAAGCCGGTATGCAATTCGAAATGCCCGAAGCGCACGCCGTTTGGAAATAGGAGGTATGGTTTATGGCTAAAAATATACCACCTCTTTACGGTTCGAATAAGTCAGGCAAACAGCAATCAAGGGCTTATGGCAGAGTCATTGAAAATGACGGAGCTACAGCACTTAGCTTAGCTCCTCAAGATAGTGGACTCACTGTTTTAATTTCCGGTGGGGTAAATGGAGCTGCAGCTTGCAGTCTTCCCAGCCTCGCATCCGCTGACAGCGATGGATTGGAATATACATTCCTTCTAACAGCTGCAAACGGAACTGGCGATTATGACATTGATGCTGAAGATGGTAAGGATTTCTTTATTGGACATCTTGATTCAGTAGAAGCTGGCACCGATGCTGGTGTTGACTTTAACGGAAGTTCTCATGACCAATGTACTTTAGCAGCTTCTGCGGGAGCAGCTGGAGACCGAGTTCATATCTTCGCAGCTGGAGGTAGATGGTACATTAATGGTAGCATTAATGACTTAAATGGATGGGCAGTAGGCACAAGCTCTGCAAATTCATCTCCTCCGACAGACTCTAACGATCCGTTGTAATCTAAAATTCGAGAGGTAATAGCTCGATATAAGGATTAAAGTATAGGGAGGCTTGCTGCTTCCCTATACTACTAAATATGAAGATGAGGTTCTTTTGTTATTTTACCTCCTTTTTTTAATATAAGAGCCTCAGTCTTCATGAAGTAAGAATAGAAAAATATGGCAACAACAAACATAGAACTAGATATTGAAAATATAACTGGCGTTTCTGATGCAAATGCTCAGTTTCTTATCTCTGCCCAGAAGTTTGTAGTCGCTAGTGTGCCAAAAGATTTATTGAAGTGGGCAACTACTGCTACAGTTCCAGGTAATCATGGTGGAAATACTTCAGATGGAGTAAAAATAACTATGCCTATTGGAACTGATAGTGTATTAGATGTATCAAGAAATGGATTTAGTGCAACTGAAGTTCCGTATAATATGAAAGGATTTATTGCGAATACATCAAGTCTTCATTTAGCTACTGAAACATATCCAAAGTATTATCTTGATTCTACAAATGCTAATGAAGGTTCAATAGTTATAGTCAAACCTGTCCCAACTGATTCTGAAACTGCTATTGTTTTATATGTAGATTCTACTAAAATAGATGATGATTGTGATTTAAGAAATGCAGTTATATATAAAGCTAGTTCACAGGAGTTTGAGAAGTTAGCTACTGGTAAAGTAGCTGATTGGACTGACTTAATCTTACCTGTGTTTTCATCACAAACTGCTTTTAGTTCTTATTCAAGTGGATTAAGTGAAACTGATCCTGGAATATTAAGCGTTACGGCGGTACCTCCCGATGTACCTTCTTTAGCCTCGGTGGTTTATACTAGTGTAGATAGCGATATAGATGCAACTGCACCTAACACAAGCACTACAGCAGTATCTAGTTCTAGTACATATACTGGAAGTGCTCCTAATTATTCTAAGCTTGGCTCTACCGCTCTTAGCGGTGTAACTGCTTTTAATAGTTATTGGACATTAGGAGACTTTGGTGATAGTGATCCAGGAGTATTAGCAGTAACAGCAGTTGCTCCAACAGTTCCAACAATCTCATCACAGGTTATTGTAGACCCATCGAGTTTTGCTCCAGCATATACAAAACCTGTGCTTTCTCTTGCAACAGTTCCTACAATTTCAGATTTAAGTATTTCATCAGTGCCTCCTGATGTACCTACATTATCTTCAATTACATTTAGTAGTATAGATAGTGCAGTTGATTCAACTCTTACTGTTGTA